TAAAATTAGTTATATCACTAGAACTATGAGTATGACCACTAAGACTAACTCCAATATTATTAACGGCTAGATTTGTAAAATTTCCACTAGTAGAATTTATTAGCCCATTAGACGTAAGTCCATTAACAAAATTATGAATTGCATTAACTGTTCTATTATTATCCACATGTAAATATTGAGAGTGATCATCATCACCTAGCCCGAACAAACTTCCGTGATCATTCTGAGTAACTCCAGCAATAGTGCTAATTACGGCTACTCGTATATCAAGAATACTAAGTAAAGTACATTTGGGAACATTTGTATAATCACTGTCACCAGCAAATATTAATCGATAAAGAGGTTTAACTTCGCTTAATGGAAGATTAGTAAGATTAACATCACTCCAAGAGTTATTGCTCTCAGCCGATCCTTGATTGCTATCAATTCTTTGACCCATAATACTAATTATAGGATCATCAATCTGATTAGTTGCAAGAATCCATGCTGCAAAGTATCTTGTTTGTCCACCGGGACTAACATCGGGAATTGTCCAATTGCCACCAGTTAATAAGTTATATTGTGGTCCATTAGCGCCATATTTAACAGGATAGTCTGTTGCGGTATTCTTAACCCACTGACCAGTAGTTCCTTGGTGATAATAAACGGGAATTTGAGCAATCGGACTTAACTCTTGACAGAACGGATCAGTACTAGAACTATCAGTAATATTTATTTCAATATCTTCTTGATAAAGAGTACCGTTGCCAATTGATATGGTTGCATGACTATTGCTAGACCCATCTCCGCCTAAAACATAATTACCAATGCTCAAACCGTCAACATATTGTGCGCCAAAAGTATAATGAATCCACTTGTGGGTGCTAGTGTCCATCACAATACCATGACGTTCTTCAGCAAAGAAAGTCATTTGTCCACTAGGACCAACTCCACTATTCCAAGCCACATATGCGATAGGAATATCAGTAGAAAAATCAAAGCTTGTAGTTTTATTTGATATTTGATTATTAATAGTGTCAAAATGAATATAATTAATTTGGGTAAGATTTGGTATAGTTAAACTATCACCACTAGTTTTAACAACTTTAATACCCTTATTATAATAACTATATGAACTTCCTGTGGGTTCTATTGTAAATATGTTTCCACTAACACTAATTCTACTATCAGTTCTATTAACAAATCCTTGAGGTTGTTGACTGTCAACATGGACTAAGTTTGTAGAAGCAACGGTATAAATACCACTATTATTAGTTATAGATATATCATATCCAGCCGCTATATTCTGATTGACTCCACTAAGCTGTGTCCAAACCGAAATACCATCACCTATCTTAAAGATTTTATTAGTTAAATCATATCCTGGTTCACCGCTAGCTAATACTGGATTAGCACTACTCCATTCTGTACTGGAGCCTTTTCTGAATAGAATATAATCATTTACTGGCATAAAATATCCTCAAAATCTACCAGTATTATAAATTATGGAGAGCCACCATCAATTATAGCATAGTATATATAAGTTGGATTAAGAGCACTAACACCACTAATTCTTGTTAATCCATCAATAACACTGCTAGTTTGACCAAGATTAATATTAGTGCTACCTAAAGTTATTCCACTACTAGCTAATTTAGTCACAGCAATAGCGGCACTAGCATTAATATCTTCATTTACTATAGTACCATTAACAATTTTAGCACTAGTAACAGTGTTATCAGATAGTGTTGTACTAATACTTAGTGTTCCATTACCAAGATCTGTTAATGTTACACTACTACTTCCGGTAACATCTCCAGTTAATGTTCCAGTAATAATTGGGTCGGGTAATCCTGTTAAGCTAGCAAAATTTCGATAATAACTACCATGCTCTCCATCTAACAAATCAGCATTTAGATTAGTAACCAAGTCTGTAGATGTTACTTGTAAACTATCGCTAATAAAATCACCAGACGTATAAACATTTCCACCAGTAAATTCCCATCTATTATCACTAATATCCCATACTATGCTACGAGCAATAGTGTTATCATGATCATAAACTTGCAAACCGCCTTGAGTTTCAGCACCAGATACATTAACTTGAATTATATTATCTCCAATATCAACAGTGGTACTATTTACTGTTGTGGTTGTACCTTGAACAGTAAGATCTCCACCAACAATAACATTACCAGTTGTAGTTATACTACCAATTCCATTAATATTTTTATTACCATCTAATACAACAGCTCGATTAGAGCTAGCGGTACCAGCAACAACACCAGAAAGATATGCTAATTCACCAGTAGTAACAATGCTACTAGCATCGGTTATATTGCTCCATACATGAGTATGATTTAATAATGAATATCCACTAGTATGAATTGTTAAAGTATCTGTTCCACTATTATAATTTAGTACAACTCCAGTACCAGCAGCAAGAGTCGTATCTACTTGATCGCTTACTGCACTAGCAAAATCTGTAATTAAAGATGATGGAATGCCAGTAACGCCGATTGTTAATGTATTACCACCATCATCATAAGTCCAGGCTACTCCACTACCATTTCTTAAAAATCCGCTTGATCCAGCATTAGTTCCAATAGCATCTTGAGACGCTTCACCAAAATCTGTTATATCAGAGCTAGAGTGGGTATGGTTGAGTAATGAATATCCACTAACATTAATGCTAACAAAATTACTAGCATCGTCATAATTTATAACTACCCCGGTGCCATTTCTTAAAAATCCTGTAGTTAAATGGTCACCACTAGCAACAATATCTTGAACTTGTTCTTCACTAACAGAAGCAGCGGTAACTCTAGCATCAACAGCAGCATTAAAATCATTAATTTGTGAAGATAATATTCCGGTAACACTAACTGTTACGGGTGTTCCTGTTGTGGCAGAAAAGCTAATACCGATACCGCTAGTTCCTACAAGATCACTACTATTAGGTAATATGCTAGCATAAGGTAGACTATTCCATGCTGTTAATCCATCTCCTATTTTATACTTTCTAAGTGATGTGTCTAAGCCCCATTCGCCAGCACTTAGTGTTGGATTAGCGCTGATCCATTCGCTTGTTGTTCCTCTACGAACTTGAAGTAATGTTTGAACTGCCATAGTAATTAACCCTTTATGTTATAATTATGGTGAGCCGCAATCTATTTCATAGCTATCTATAAAATTTGCTAAATAATTATCTAATCCAATAACATCACTAGCATAAACTATTGTTGCTGAATATCCAGAAACTATTTCAACGCTTCTGTCGCTACTAGTTTCAATTTCTAAATTATTTAATATGTTCCCAACAGTGGTTTCAATTTCCACTATATTTTTAGTGTCAAAAATTTCTATAGTAAAATCGCTCAAGTGTCACACTCCAATAACGAAGATGATTGACTAAATCGTTTAACAATATTAATTGTGCCGTATATTAATCGTATAATATATTTACCACCGCCAACATATAAATCGTCATCGCTTTGTAATTCCAAATCATATTTTGCAGCATTAAACGTGAAACTATTGGTGGTGCTAGCCGGTATCATAAGGGTTATTTTACCAATTAATGGCTCTATACTAAATTTATATACACTATAATCTATATTCTCTGTGCTAAAAGTTTGAGTAAGATTAGTGTTAGTTTTCCATGTTAATCGCGCACACCAATTTGTAAGATCAATAGGATTTCCATTATCATCTTTATAAACCAAACTTAGCTTAAAAGAACTTCCTTGTTCTATACTAAAATCGTATTTTGATGCGGCCATTAAGGATTTTCCTTATGGTAATTATGCTAGAATAATGATAAAATTATTATACACCATAAAGCTATTTTAGCTTTAATAGGTATTTTGCTTGGCCACAATCATAAATCTTAAAAAGATCGTTGTTATATCCACTATTACCGGGAAATTTTAGTCTATGAAAAGTTTGGAATCCATCCGTCCATCTGAAACTAGGATAAATATGAATATAATCAAAACCTAAATTTTTTAAATAATGACCTCTACCATATCTCTTGTCTATAAAAGTCATAATAGTATCGGGTTGTTTATCTTTAATCGCGAAGTTTAATAGTTTACTAAAAGCACCAGTTATGCTATAAAATTTACTATTACAAAATCGACTAATTTCATAATCATTATTTTTATTTCTTTTGAGTCTCAGGGCTGCTACTATCTCGTCCTTAAAGCTTAAAACATATGTTGTTCCACGGCCCTTTCCCATTAAATGATTGGTTTCAAAATAAACATCAGACTCTTTATCATTGATTTTATCTAAATCACACTTTCTTGCAAATACCTTATTTGATCTCCCCAGTCTGTTCAATACCATGCTTTTAACAATCTCAAATTTATCTCTGATTTCATCCTCTCTAAAAAACAAACTATCATAATTAGTATTTTCATAGGATATTTTTTTATTTATGTGATAATCGTCATCTCTACAGTTATCGCTATGCCAGTATAGTCCATCTACTTCTACGATTAAATTATCTATTATAAAATCAGGAATATAAGTTTTATCATTAATATTTAATCTAGTATGAATCTTATAATTTAATTCACTCTCATCTAAAAAGCTTTTAAATCTTAGTTCTAAACTTGAGTAACTATCTGTTCTATACATATTTTTGGCAACATCGAAGCCGTACTGATTAATTAGTTGATTAAATCTACTCAAACAATAACCCGTTTTTTCTGCCCAAAAAGAAGCTCCTTTACCGTCAAATAATCTGGCGTTACCATTAATTATCATAGTGTTTACTATTTTAGTTTTAACATCAGGATGTTGGGTAGCATGAGAGTATCCATATTTATCTAAATTAGTATTTTTGATCTTATCCTGAATTACTGGAGACTGAGAAACATTTTCACATCCATATTTATTTAAGTTAGTAATTTTAACTCTTTGTTTCATTTCATTACTTTGCATATGATGATCTTTACCATATTTGGTTCTCATAGTTTCTACAATTTTACTTTTAATATCATCATTAGCAAATGGATTATCGTGTCCATATTTAATTAAGTTAGTATTTTTTCTTTTCTCTAAAAATTGTTCTTTATAATTTTCTCCATATTTTTCCTTAAAAGTTTTTTCTTTCTTTTTCTGTAAATCTCCATAAGTATCGATATTTTGAAGATTTAGATACCTTGTTAATGAGGTTTTTGGAATATTTAGTTTTTTACTAATATGAACTATGCTATAATTTTGAGCTAATAAATCCATAATACTTTCTTTATGCTGTTCTATATTATAATCTGATAGTTTTTCTTTTACATCTTGTCTTTGAGCCGAGTTTTTAACTCCATGCTTTAATAAACTAAGCTCCTCTCTTTTCTTAAATTTACATTTGATACAACAATCTTTGTTTAGTTCTTTATTTTGAAGATTACGAGCTTTGTAGGATTTGTCAAATGTATTATTACAATAATCACAAATTACTACTATCTTTTTGCTTGATCCGGAGCTAAGGGACTCTATTGAGTATCCGTATTTTTGTAGTGTTTTTGTATTTTCTAACATAGTTTCTCCTTGTTTACTTATAATAAAGCAAATCCTTTGTTTGTCAAAGCATAGGGTCCTATTGTGTATACAAAATAAGGGCTGGCAGAGCCAACCCTTAAATTGTTAACGTGAAAAACTAGATATTATAGTGAGCCAATCAATACTCTACGATTATCTAGTACAGCAAAGCCAAGTTCGGCCCAGCCGTAGAAACCTGCTCGTTTCTGACGATGTAGTGTTTCATCTTCGAAGATTTGAACTTCTTGACGAATTGGCATAACGAAACTGTCGTTCTTGCGAAGATCAAGACCCACAACAACTTCTGTATCACTTCCTGGCATACTAGCGCCAAGAGTTGATGTGTAGAATAGTTGATATTCTTGACCAACGCCCAATTCGTCTAGGTCATGAAGATTAACACCAAATACTCGATTAAGAGCACCATCAGCAGCAGTGTAGATTTCTCTACGAGTAACTTCGTCAACTTGATCAACACCCCAGTTACGGATATCTTCCATAGCTTCTGGAGAAACATAAAGATCAGTTAACATACCTCTGTTATTGGAGGTCGAGTTACCACCACCATTACGTCTCATAACAGTTTTCATCAAGCTAACAAGACGCTTGGTAAACTGACTAGCGTTGGCGTCACTGTCATAAACAACAATGTTGCGATCAACACCAGCGGCCAATAGTGTGTGCCAGCCATCATCATTCATCTTCTTGACAAATGAGGCTTCTAGCACTTCCATAGCACGACCAACAACGTCCCAACGAGCATCACGAGCATACTTTAAGAGATAATCAATGCTGGCACCAACATCATATGTTGGAACCATAACATAATCACCCTCAACATGACGCTCTGGAATATAACCGTGGTTAGGAATTGTGTAGGCCACAAAGTCCTTCTCGGTACCAGGAGCTAAGAAATCAAGAGGAAACTCTGGTGTGGCACTTTGATCAAGACGAATTGGTTCAAAGATACCATCAAGAACATCACCATTAAGAACGCCCTGACGAAGAGGTAGTTCTAGGGCTTTTGCAAATTCGGCATTAGCTGCTAAAGCAACCTCTCGTTGAGCTGATCCAGAACGCTTTAGTAAATCACTAAGTTCTGGAGTTGGTTGAAATTTTTCAGTTTTGGCTGACATATTTATTTCTCCGTGTATGAAAATTATAGGTTAACTGATACTTTAGCATAGCCGTCAGTGTCTTTGCCGCTTAAGAACTGACCAACTTTAACAGCATTGGTACTACTTGTACCGATCAAGCCACTAGCACCAACATAAGCATCTGTTCCAGCGGATGGAGTGATGCCAGCAACTAACATATTTGTTGTAACTTGGCCGTTACGCAATAGTGTTACTTTGCCACCGACCTGAACCTCGTCTTTGTGCCAATTGATGTGTTGGCGAGTAAGATCAAGATTCACAACATCATTAAGTAGAACGCCTACTGGCTTCGCACCAGATGCCACAGCGGCGTAAGCAACAACAGCATTGGCATCATCCATAGATACGCCAACACCAGTTGTTAAAGTTACAGCGCTAACAACACCACCGCGCTCTGCTGTAGTAGCCATGAAAAAAGAGATATCTGTTAATAATTCGATACGATCAGGTTTTAGAGCCATTTTTAGTTCTCCGTATAAGAATTTACTTGGATTTTTTGCCTAACTTACTGTAAACAAACTCAACAAGAGCTGCACGAGTGGTATTTTCTTCTTCTTCAGAAGAATCTGAGCCAACTGTTAAATCAATAGCGCTTTCTGTTTCAACATTATCTAGATCAGAAGCACTTACTTTGGGTTCAACAACCTCTTCTGCTTCTGCAACTTCTTCTGCTTTCATTTTCATTTTCATAGCGTCTTCTTTTTTCATCTTCATAGCAGCAAAAAGAGTTGCCATAGCATCAAATGCTTCGTCTTCGATATTTTCATATTTTTCAACAAAAGCCAGAGCAGCATCTTCTTCGACGCCATTATCTACAAGGGCAGCTTTTCTTTTGGTCATTTTTTCTTTCTTGACCATTTCTGCTTCTTTTGTTTTATAAGCAGCGACTGTTTCGTTGGCGCTATCAAGTTCTGCTTTCATTTTCTTCATTTCTTCTTCTTTTTTCTTCATCTCTTCATTTTTCATTGCAATAGCTTCTGAAAGTTCTGAGATTTGTGCTTCTAATGAAGTTTTGAGTGCTAAAAGCTCTTCTGAAGCAGAAGCTTTGACTTCTTCGATTTCTTTTTTCATAGCAGTTTCTCTTTCTGTGAATTCGTTAGTTTGGGTTTGTAATTGAGATTCTAGTGCAATATTTTTTTCGGTTAATGAATTAACAGATGCGTTAGCTTCAGCTACAGCCTCTTGACAAGAAGTTTCCATAGCCACCAATTTGTTTTTGATTTCAGTTACATCTTGTTCTACACTCATTGTATTATTCTCCATTTGATTATTCAATCGAATACTTATTACACCTAAATTTTCATTTTCGTTATTTTTTTCTTGAAGATTATCAATTTTTTTATTTTCTTCAAAAAGATTCTTATTAAAAATTATACTATCTTCGTTTGCTGGTTTGTCAACAAATCCTTTACCAGTAAAGGTAATATTTCTTAAAACTCTACCAATTTTATAATCATTATTTTCGCCTTTACCGCCATATGCTCTAAGATATTTTGTTAAATAAGCTGTCTCATCGCTTCTGCTCAATACTTTATATTCATTAGTTTGTTTATTAACTACCCCATAATCAAAACCTTTAAAAAAGCATTCCATACTAACAAACTTAGTACCATTTTGAATTTCACTAATTAATTTTTCTGATCTCTCTCTAAGTTCGGAAGTACTAAATCCCTTGTATATAACAGAGCCTGTAAGGATGTGGAACTTATTTGGTAAATTTTCTACCGGGGTTTCTGGATCTATTAATAGCCCATCCTCGGTGATAGGCCAATTTGATATTATATGACCAACAATTAAACTTTCGTTGTGCTCTAGATTTGTGGGTTTGTGTTCTGGAGTATGTTTAGCGTTCCATACCTCGTACTTATCAAATACATCATCATTTTTATTCCATGATGAAGTTACTAGAATAGATTGAACATAAAAAAGATCACTATCATCGTAGGATGCTAAACTTTTAAATGATTTAGATGATAATCTGAGAGAGCATGGCTCTGCAACACTAGCATAAGCAATAGAAGACGAGGCTAATATTTTTGATGTTAAGCCATCTTCTTGTTCTTGTGGATATATTATCATTATAAACCTTTCAAAAAGATTTGATTATTATTTTGTACTATACACCATTGTGTAAAAAGATGATTTGGCTTGTTTAATTTCATCAACCGTTAATTCTCTGGATAGTTCTAGCTTAACCAAATTTAACCAATTATAAAAAGTTTTAGTGTCATTACTAGTTGATGCTGATAAATATTCTGTTATATTATCTTCATTAAGTTTAGCAAAAGGTTGTGTTTGAAAAAGAATGTTCGTTTTGATTTTCTCTAATTCTTCATTTTCAGCATTAGATAAACTTCTTAAATTTTTCTTATCAAAATATTCTAAAATTAATGGATTAATTATAGAACTAATCTTATCTTGTGCAGAAGATGACCATATTAGGAGTTTAGCGCCGGTTTGGGGCGAAAATGTTCTGTCTTTTCTTTTTTCAGTATCTTTTGAAAGTTTGGGTCTGCCTTCGCCTGCTTCTTTCGGCAACGATTCCGAGGACGGATCGTTAGCCACCTTGGGTGCTCCAAAAGGAGACTTTACTTGTTCTGCTTTTTGTTCTAATGCTGTTTTTTCGCTTGGTTTTTTCTTTGGTAAATCTAATCCTACTTGACTTGGTGTTACAATTCCTAGTTGTAAAGATATTTTCTTAAGAGCGTTTTCAAATTGAGGATCATGCCACGGACCAGCTTTTTGTACCATTCTTTCGGAATCTCTTTCTTTTCTTTCTCTATTAAGTCTTGATTTTTCCATATCTGGATCGAAACCAAATTTGGTCTGCAATAACTCATCACTAATAAGACTTCTATCTGCTAGTTGTATTAATAGTGCCTTCTCTGCGTCTTCGTTACTTAGATCCATTCTATCAAATTCTATTTTAGCCGGATACCTAAAACCCATAGCTTTTTGTACAATTTCTATTTCGCCTTCCCAAAATTTAACCAACATATCTCTACCATATTGTAGTCTTTGTGTTAAGGTTTTTAGACTAATAAAATTATTAGTAGTTCCTGCTGCTCCGAATGTGCCAGTAAGTGTTGGAGGAATTCCCAAACCAGCATAGATAGCATTTAAATGAGGAGTATATTTACCTTCTCCAAGAAAATTATGAACATTAGTATTACTTTCTAACAATTCAATATCTGGACCCCAAACCAAATCCATTGTACCACCACCAACATTGTTTCCTAAAATTTGTGCTAGTTTGGCTGTTGCTGCTTTTGTTGGAGCAATTTTATGTTCTAAATTACCTAATTTGAAAATTCTAATATTACTTATAGCGCCATCTAAAGCAGCCATATCTGCTAATTTTAATTTCTCAATAACAGTAATATCATCCATAATAGCATATATCATAGGATATGCCCATGCTTGCCAATCGTCTTTTTTGTAATGAAAAACTAATGTCTTTTCAGGATCCAATGGATATGGTCTTTTAGTTTTAGCTGCTAATACTATTGCTTCTGGAAGAAGAGATACTACTTGTTTTTCTGCTTCTGTTTTTGGATTATTAATATTTTTTCTAAAAGTAGCTGGTAAAACTAATTCATATCTTTTTTCACTAACAAATGAAGACAAAGACCCGGCAGCACTCTCAACATAAACTGGGTCTATAAAAGTATATCTCCAAGGAATTTCTTTTTTTTCTATCTTAAATTGATCCATCTGCTTGACGTTAAGATCAGGAGATCCAATAGCTTTATATAGATTATCAGTAACTTTTAATGATATTTTGGCTGTTTGTTTATGAATAACAATATTGCCTGTTTTGTATAGATTGTTTAAAAATCTTTCGCTACGATCTTTGCCATTAATTTTTTTGAACCACTGTCTATAAAATCTTTCTATTCTTTTATTTTTATGAACTAATTTAATACCATGTACAGCAAAATCGCCCATAAGATCGATAACATTTTTTACCAAACCAACACGATGATAAATATCTTCTGCTCTTCGGATAACTAGTTTAATCCTTTTAGGAACAGCTTCGTCTGGTCTAAAAGCATAGTAGTCATTACGGGTTAATCCTGGACGGCCACCAGTATCACCATCTAAATTAGAAAAATCTATACTATATCTTCTACCACCGCCAAAAGCTGCTGTAGAATTTTGAATTCCTGTAAACTCATCTAGAGATTCTGATGATCTTTTAAGAGCATCTTGTTTGCTAGATAAATCCTCTCCCCATGTGACATAAGCATCCTCTCCTATAGATGATGCATTTTTAATAACGTCTTCTTTATTTGGTTTTCTGGGCATATATTTATTTCTAATGTAATAGTAATGCTATTTGATTACTTTAATAATACACTTTTATCTATAAATTCCTTGATAAATATCATCATCATTAACGTTTGACGTGAACCATTCTGGACCTTTGTATAACTTATTGCTTTGTTGATTAACTAGATCTTTACTATTTCCGCCAACAATATCATAATTTGGAGACTGTAAAGTCCTATTTAATTGTCTAGCTATCATATTAGCTATTAGTAATGAGCTATATCGGTCTTTTCGTAATCTTCCTTTTTTACCATTTGGTAATTTTACTTCCGGAGTATCCCATCTGTCTCTTGCTTGTGGACCAGTACTAGTTTGAGTCATAACTATAGTTGTTAATTCATTTTTAAGTTCTTCTATTTCTAGTATGCATTCACTAACACTATCATACAATGGATTTAAATCGTCGTCTAAGATATTTTTTCCTTCTTTTTCCATAGCAAGACCAAGTGTAAGATTATCAAAACGTGGAAATAGTAATATTTTATCCTCTAGATCTTTTCTTAATCCATGATTAGCTTGACTTGTCCAATCTGCCTTTGCAAATTGCACTAGTTCCAGAATGTGTAGACCTTGTTGAGAATCAGTATCTTTTGCTTTGTCATAATCAATAATTGGCCATATTAGTTGTTCATTATCTTGAAGCTTACCAGGATCATGTAAAGCTTCTTCTATTGCAACACCACCTCCTTGAGCATCCATCCCTATCCTAATAGGAGGAAAGGTTTTCATAAGATCTCTAATTTTTCTAGAACAAAAACTATAAAAGTCATATTCTTGTGCTAGTCCAACCTTTTGTCTTTCTTTAAAATTATTTCTATTTGTTGCCCAACAATATACTATTCTAGAATGATCCGGATGAACTTCTAATATTACTATGCTAAAATTATCTTGTTCACTAGCAGGGTCGATACCATAAACATAATGTAAATTAGGATTACCTTGAGTTATAGCGTCAAAAACTACTGGCTTGTTGCCAATTGTTATTGCTGGATAATCTTTTGTAACACAACTTTCTATCAAACTTCTTCTAAAAAATCCCTGACTGTCATTCACAAAACACGCAGCATATTCCATATTATATATACCAACATGAATAGTAGCTTTTGCTCTACTTACTTGTTTATCATCCATAAATCCTTTAGGTATTAATTCATATGGTATGCGAATAATACTATAATCTTTCCAATTAAAATTTGGTGGAATTTCTCCATTAAAAATTTCTCGTAGTTTTCTTTCTTCTCCTTTACTTTCTATAATACTTTTATATCTTTTCCAGTACTGAGCAAAATGCTTGAAACCATAGTCTGCTGTTCCGCTTATTACTGCTTGATTATTAATTCTTCTAGAAATAGTATCTAGTTCTTCGCTCCATACTCCTGCTAATTTCATAGCTGCTTTTTTAGCTTCTTCTTTAACGTTCTGAATTGGACTGGCGCTAACAGCAGCGAAACCAGAAACCACCGTCTCATAAATATCTGGAGATATACTGCTAAACTCATCCGCTAAAATAATATGAGCGCGTAAACCTCTAATTTTATCACCATTACCTAAAGGGATAGCAATGGCCCAACTATCTCCTAGTCTTATAGTACATCTATCAACATCTCGTCGTGGACCATCTTCATTGCCATTAAATATACTTCTTAAAATAGGACTATTTTTCCACATATTTTCCATATACTCAAAGATAATTTTGCTTTGTCTAAAAGCAGCGCCAACTATAACCACCTTGGTACCTGGATAGAAAGCGCACTTTAGTACCGCATAAAGAGCCAACAAAAAGCTTTTACTAAAACCACGACTACCAATAAGCATAGGAAAAGGACGATTCCACATTTCTTGTAGAACCATAGTCTGCATAGGGTGTAGTTCTATATTAAAAATAAGTTTACAAGTTGATCCTATGTAATAAGGATTTCTTAAAATTCTTAATAGATGCAAGTCTGGATTTTCTATATCTTCCTTGGTCCTATGAATCATGGGATTATTAGGAATACTAAGAGCGCTTACGTCTCCTAATCCAAGCCAAGCATTATCAAAACTTTTAAAATCAACCATTATTTGTTTGTTTCATTAATCTTTTTGAGGTGTTTATTGCTCTTTTTACTATCATAGATGCTACAGACTCAATATATGGCAAATTTCTTTTTGAGCTTTCTTCTTTTAGCCAACCTAGTATGGTTGGTAAATTTTGTTCACACCAGTCTGATCCTTTTTCATTCATCTCTATAGCATGATGTCTACAAGAACAATTGGGAGTGCTCTTTATTCCTAAACTACTTATCATACTTGTTAATATAGTTCCTGGGCCATTAGGAAATTCTTCTAAGGTTTTGGGAAATTTGCTTCTGAGCTTGGTCGCAGTATCGTCTTTAATACTATCGTATAATAGTTGTTCTAGCGTGGATCTATTAACGTCACCGAGCTTCTCATAATCGATACCATTTGCAATAATGAATGAACCAGGAATATTTCTAACAGTAGCTGATACTACTTTATTGGTTGGGTTATCATGATAAGTAACGTCTAAATAATCCATAACTAATGGTGGTGGATTAATTAATTGATTATTTTGATCAGTATACGGTGGCGGATAGATAGTGACTGAATTTTCAAGTTTCATTTTGGTTCTCCTTTGGCTTATTATTTATAAGATAAATCCTTTTAATAACATATTCTGCTACTTTTTCTGCATTAGATGCATTATTACAAAATAATACTTTAATGTCGTATTTAAGTTGCCAATCTAATATATTCTTCATTATAAATGCTGGAGTAATTCTAACTTTATCCCACATTCTTTTTGGTAGATTTGATCCTACTGGATAGTTTAACACATCATTCATGCTAAATTCTAATAGGAAAAATGAATATTTAAGTTGGCTCATTCTATGTACAACATCTTTGAACCGTGGTTCAATAATATTATTAGCAATTTCATTTATACTCTTTTTACGTTCTATAGCAAAAACGTCCTGAAGACCTTCTATACTATAATCGCCAGTATCTAATTTTTTATTAGCAACTACATAATCCTCAAAAGACCACGGTTGTTGCTCTCTGGTATCTATTATGATCGTAAAGTCTTCATTATTTATCATTTGATTTTTTATTATCAGATATTAATTTGCTAAAAACTGCTTCGTATGCGTTTTCGTTTCCTTCTATAAGAGAGTGATGAAATTTACACAAAGTGATTCCGTTATTTATATTATATCTCAAATCAACGCTATCAACCCATCTTTTGATATGGTGAACATGTAATTTTTTAGATGCTAAACATCCTGGCCATTGACATTTGTATTGATCTCGTTTTTTAACCTCTTGTCTAAAAGTTTTGTATAATGGATCGTTATAATTTCTAAACATTAGCGTAAACTTTAATATCACTTTGTATCATTTCGCTAACTAAATCATCAAAAGAAGTTGATGGAATCCATCCTAGTACTTTTTGAGCCTTAAGAGATCGGCCGCATAAATAGTCAACTTCTGCTGGTCGATATAATGACGGATCAATTTCTACATATTGTTTGTAGTCTAGATCCACACTCTCAAAAGATTTGATAACAAAATTTAATACGCTATGAGTTTGACCGGTACAAATAACAAAGTCGTCAGGAACATCTTGCTGTAGCATCAAATACATAGCATATACATAATCTTTAGCATGACCCCAATCTCTGTAAGCTTGAAGATTGCCCAGTTTTAAATTGTCTGATGTTTTATTGTTAACTAATTGGCCAATATATTTGGTAACTTTTCGCGTTAGAAAATTTTCACCACGACGCGGACTTTCATGATTAAATAGTATGCCGCTAGTAGCAAAGATATTATAGGCGTCACGATATATGCGTACCAAATTGTGACTAGCAACTTTGCTAACAGCATACGGACTTTGTGGAATTAATGGAGTATTTTCATCTTGATATTTGTTATTGTTTTTATCCACGCTATAATTTTTACCAAACATTTCGCTAGTGCTAGCTTGATAATATTTTGTAGCAGATGATGTGGTTCTTATACCCTCTAAAATATGTAAAACTCCCATGGTATTAATATCAAAAGTTGTGGAGGGCTGGTGAAAACTGGTTCCCACATGACTCATAGCGGCCAAGTTATAGAATTCGTCTGGTTCGTATTGTTTTAATATGGATAGTATTACTGAAGGATCTGTAAGATCAAATTCTAAAAGAGTTAAATTAGGATGATCTACTATGCTGGATATTCTTTCAAAATGGTACGAACTACTACGTCGATATAATCCAATAACCTTGTAGTCTTTTTCTAATAATAGTTCGGCCAGATAGCTGCCGTCTTGACCAGTAATGCCTGTTATTATAGCTGTTTTATTCATTGTGATTTTCCATAAATTCTGGTGTTAGTAATGGTACGTCCACAGTGTCGTCTTGATAAGTGTGATATTGTTGCATTCTTTCTTTGGCTCCGATTGCTGCCATTCCAAGAATTTCCATTTCTTTGCCTTCTTTTTCTCTTACTATTTCGTCTTCTAGCATTCGTATTAAACCAACCCAACTACTTTTACCATCTTCTATTCTTTTTATTCTTTGTTCCCTAGTAGCTTTAAGATCTTTGCTAATTTTTTGTTGTTCGTTAAGAAGTTTGGTATATTCATTAGTGTAATTAGCGATACTGTTGCGGGCAAACGACAATTGAGTTTCGAGATTAGCCAATTTCGGTATATCTCTTTGATCCTCACTTTTTTCATACTCTTTGTCCACAAGCTTCTGTAATTTTTCAGTTTCGCTAATGTGTCTTTTTCGTTCTTTCATGCTGCGATTAATTAATATATCAATAGTGATAAATTGTTTAATTTGCAACTCTTCTGCTGGTAAAACATCTTCTCTAAACTGTTTTATTAGTCCAACCCAGGTATCTTCAAAGTATTGGAGTTCGCCGCTGTCCGCATCAAATTGACGTGTAATTTCTACCCAAAAGGTTTTGCTATGTAATTTATCTTTTAGAGTTTCATAAGCCGCTTTGTCTTCTGGATCAATTAGTAAATTATTTTCATTAATATATCGCTTAATTGGTCCTTCGTGACGATTAAGATTAGAGGCTATAGCATCTATGCTTAATAAATTAACATTCTCACGAATATAAGCTTCTTCATCTAAACTTAGTTGTCCTCGTTTTTTGGGAATTCTGCTGTTTTCCAATTGTGTTCCTCCATTATTTCCATAATATGTTTTTTAAGCTTGTTAAGATCGGACTTGTTAATTTTTTGATTGTGTTTTAGTTTTAGATAACTTTCTCTATATTCTGAGCGGATATTTTTGTCAAGAAAATTAACCATCTCGTTGTGCTCGTGAGAACCATTAGGTGACGATGCTAAATTTAAGTCTTCAAAATAAGATGGTTTAGCAATATTCTTTTTAGCATCATTTCGTTTGGCCCACGAAGCGTATGGTTCGCATTCCTTTTTGTCAATAAATTTAGAGCACTGATTGTTAGAAACTTTATAAGTAGCATCGTATAGTGGACACGTTAAACAAGGCTTGTCGGGTCTTTGGTAGTTGTTTCTCTTGTAGTTAAATAATCGATTTCGCACATGAGTCCACAAAAAGTTTTCAAGGGGCCTTTTGTGATCATAATTTTTTAATCCTTCTAGTGCAAATATGGCCGCTTGTTGTTTCATATCCTCTATGCTATGATAGCCGAATTTAAATTTGTGAGCTAATCTTTTAGTAATTTTGTCTAAAACGGCTAAAAATTCGTCGTCACTCACCGCTTTGATGGTTTGATTTGTTTTTTTCTTCATTATTTAATAGAGTAGTTATGTCGTCTCCGTCTGGTAAATTAAGATCATTTTGAATTTGTTCAATTATTGATCCTGATGCTTTGACCGATAAGATCGAGGATGTAAGATTGGTAATATTAGAATCAAAATTAATCATATTGAGCCCCTTGCTTAAAAGAACCAAAACTATAATATAATAGAGTTGATCATCACATTGTCAATATTTACACTATATGGGGAGAATAAAATGAGCTACAGAAAATGGGGTCAGGTTGAATTGGATTTTATCCGTGATAATTTTAATGTTATTTCCGATGATGAGATTGCTGTACGATTGAGTCAAATAACAAATAGCAGTATTACTACTCCTATGGTGCGACGACAAAGGCGCAAGCTTGGTATTCAAAAGCCACGAGGTCGTCAACCAAAGAACAAAAACGCCTCAATGCCCGCATCGTTTGCATCATCAAATGATAATGGTTGAACATAAAGTTTTAAATTAGATCATTATAAAATTGGGGCATTAAGTTGCCCCTTTTTTATTTAACCATATAGCATAAGGAAAATAATATGAAAGTTTTAGTTACTGGTGGCAATGGATTTTTAGGGTCTAGAATTATGAAAGTTCTAAAAGACCAAGGTTATGATGCTTCAACATTCAGATCACGAAATTTTGATTTGTGTAATCCTAGACAAACTAAGGATGCTTTTGATAGATATCGGCCAGATGCTGTGATACACTGTGCTGCTGTGGTTGGTGGAATAGGTGCGAATAGGGTTAATCCAGGATCATTTTTTTATCAAAACATGATGATGGGATTAAATGTTATTGAAAATTGTAGAATTTTTGATGTACAAAAGGTTGTGCAGATAGGAACGGTTTGTAGTTATCCTAAATATACTCCGGTTCCTTTTAGTGAAGATGGTTTGTGGGACGGCTATCCTGAAGAAACTAATGCTCCGTACGGAATAGCTAAAAAAGCTCTTTATGTTATGGTAGAAGCTTATAAAAATCAATATAATCTAAATGGTTGCGTATTGGTTCCTTGTAATTTATATGGGCCAAATGATAATTTTGATCCTGGTAGTAGTCATGTTATTCCGGCTTTGATTAAAAAGTTTATTGATGCAAAACAAAATAACGATACCGAGGTAGAATGTTGGGGAAGCGGAAGTGCCACACGAGAATTTTTATATGTGGATGATGCTGCTGAAGCTATAGTAAAAAGCTTGAGTGTGGATACTGATACTAAGCCTATTAATTTGGGCGGTGGTATTGAAATAACAATAAAAGATTTAGCAGAAAAAATAAAAGCACTTGTTGGATATAACGGAAATATAGCTTGGAATAGTGATCAGCCAGATGGTCAACCACGAAGATTTTTGGACGTGTCACGCGCCAAAAAGATATTAGATTGGGAACCAAAGGTAAGTTTTGATGCTGGATTAAAAGAAACTATAGAGTGGTATGGGGCTAATAAAAAATGAATATTAAACTTTTAGAAGCTACGGACAATATACAAGATTATATAGATTGTGTTAAAGACCTAAATAATCATTGTACTAAGTTGAGTTCAATAGAAGATATTAAATATGTATTAGAGAACAGACCATCTAATATACTAACTTTTGTTATGGTAAACGACGATAGTAGGATAGTATCAACAGCTACTGTTATTATGGAACAAAAGTTAAGATATCAAAATTTATGTATGCATATAGAAGATGTTGGTACCCATCCTAGCTTTAGAAATGCTGGATACGCATCAACTATTATTAAATATTGTATAGATTTAGCAAAAAATAAAGACTGTTATAGAATAAAATTAAGTTGTGAAAATAATCTAGTAGATTTTTATAAAAAACTAGGATTTAAAATTCACGGTAATTTTATGTTTATGTAATTTACTCTTTGTCTAAATCTTCATCGTTGTCTGGTACTGGTTGATTAGCTAATAGTTTGCGAGACTTCTTAATAGCTCTAGTTACCATTATTCTACCGATCATATCAACAAATGGTAATCCTCGTCGTTTAGCTTCGTCTCTTAGCCAACCAACAATAGTATCAATGTTTTGTTCGCACCAATCGTTACCTTGTTCGTTCATTGCTAGAGCATGTCTTTTGCATGAACAACTATCACTCATATGAATACCAAGACTTTTTATCATTGTGGACAATACTGTGCCAGGAGAGTGTGGATTTTCTTCCATTGTTGGATTAAACAATTTTCTCAAAACCTTACTAGGATTGTCTCCTAATAGAAATTTGATTCTATCATTAAGTTGTTTTTTTGTCCAATCTCCAAGTTCGTCGTACTCATGGTCAGAATATAGAATTAGCGGCAAATCAAATTTTTCTATATCAACATGAATTGTTCTGTCTTGTGGATTATCTACATATGTAATATATAAAGTGTCTGTTTGTATGGGTTCAGGATGAGTTATTTTGCCGCTATGATCAGAGTATGGTGGTGGCTGAACACTTATTTTGCTATCTAGTTTCATGATTTAGTATTCCTATGATATAAGAATTGATACTTTAGTATATAATAATTGCTTAGAATCTAGTGTCAATATAAAATTTATTATTAGTAAATAGGATGATCATTATAGTTTAGGTAAGACATTTATGTTGGTTTTGGCTTACTATGTTTAGACCACCGCCGGTTTTCTGCAAAATCTGTGCCAAACCAAAAGAAAATGAAAAAACCCCCCTACTGAGCGGGTGACGCAAAATGCTGTGCAAAATGCTACAGTGTGACGCAAAATGCTACAGTGATCCTTACCCCCGTCTCAAATTGAGAATGCTGTAACCCTATATTTTTCAAGGGGTTATGGAAAATCGTATTTTTTTTCTCGAATGGCACGACATTCGCATATATGTATGGCAACAAAGAAAGAGAGAAAGAAAAATGGAAAACCTTATCGTCCTCAACACCGTTTCTGAACTTCGTGATCTGATCAATACCACGACGATGACCACGTTTGTTGGTCGCGTTGCTTTTGCAATGGATCTTCTGGAAAGTGTTCGCCAGAATGACAACATGATCGAAATCAATCATGAGTTGGGATTCTGCGATGATGGTGGATTCATCCAGATTGATGAGATGGGTTATGTGGTCGATGATTATGCGATCCAGTGATTCCCTATAAGGGGGGTTGTGGCGGAAGAAAAGTTTGGTAGAATCCTAGAAAGAAAGAGAGAAAAAGATGGTTTACAATGTTGGTGATAGGTTGAGTGTGGTCTATAGCACTGGCGAATCGTTCACTGGTGAACTGGTTAGCGTTCGTGAGATTCCGAACAAGGGAACGTTGATTCTGGTCAACGATGATACGGTGGGCTATCGGTCCATGTATGCCGACAAGGTTGTGAGCGTGATCGTGGAGAATGTTTGAATGGATACTAACTACTTTCAATCATCGTTCGAGAGTATGGAAACGAGTACCATACGATTGTGGCTCCACGAAGCCCAAGTACGACTGCCCCATGAGAGCGGTAGCGTTCGTGAAATACTGAAAGAAGGTATACGTGCGTCTGCTCGTGAACTGTTGTTCAGGTATCGAGAGGATATGAAAAGAATCTTTTCAAAAAACTCGACGTAAACCCTTGATATGTAAGGACTTACGGCGAAATTGGGCCGCCATTTTTGACGTAACTCCTTATGGTTCAAGCACTTACGGCGACCCCAAAGGTAGTGTAGCAAAATGCTGTAGCAAAATGCGTCACCTGTAGCAAAATGCCTCACCTTGGCACACCCCCGTCTCAAAATGAGAATGATGTAAAGTATTGTGGCGTAATGACTTAGGAAGAAAAAAAGATTTTTTGGTGAATGGCATGGGAAGTGCATTATATAGAGACAAGAAAGAAAGAGAGAAAGAGAATGAGAATGAGTCGTTATAGTTCAGCCCTTCGGTCCTATCGTGATGAGCGGTCTAACCGCCATCGTCATGTTCGTACTAACCTGTGGATCGTTTACCAGAATGGTAAGCGTATCGGCAAGGTTGGTGGAATCAGTGAGGGTGAAGCCCTTGCAAAGATTCCGCAGTCCTATAAGGACAACGGTCCTATCGAACTGGAAAGGGTCGTGATCGAAGAGTGATCCTTCCCCACAAGGGGGGTTGTGGTGGCGGAAAAGTTTGGTAGACTCACAGAATCACTAGGAGAAAAAGAGATGGAAAAGTTTCGAATCGTTGAAGAATACAAGCGTACAGTTCGTGGTATCTTCTATGGTATGGCGATCCCTTGCGAAAAGCGTACCGCTGATGGTGGTATGATTACCAGTGAGAAGGTATTGAAGTTCAATCGTTCAGCATTGCGAAAGATTGGCAAGCGTAGGATCGAAAAGGTTGATCCTCGCATAGTAGGTGGCGAGGATCGTATGCGTTTCCCCGTTGGCAAGCCCGGTTCCCCCGAAAGACTGGTTGCTCTTGCAGAGCAGTATGCTAGTTTAGCAGATGACGAGATGAGTCCCTTTATTGGAGATGAGTGAGTATATGTTCACTGCGCTTTTGTTCACCCTGTCATACGTTGGCTTTCTGTATTGTATGCTAACTGCGGAAAAATCTTGATCTAAGCCCTTACCTTCTAGATGAGTGAAACATGACGATTCAGATGGCGGTGGAAAAGACGTTGCTTCGTTTGATTGCGGTTCATGGTCATTCGGCCATGTATGTATGCGACTTGGGCGGCGATGTTAGTTTGTACACTGTGGGTGGCGTTCACTATGCTATTCGTGATGATGGTACGGCCCACGCTATTCACCCGGCCGAGGTATTTCCCACCCTGTAGAGGGACGGACTCGACGTAAAGTCTTGAGCCGTAAGGACTTATGGCGAAATCGGGCCCGTAATTTTGACGTAAGTGCTTATGAGACAATGACTTACGACAAACTCTATACCATGATTTTTGGCATGAAAATTGCTCTAGCATATGGTGTGCCAATATGGAAGAAAATTATGAAAAGTTTTGTCAAAATCTCTTGACACAAAAATTTCCAGATTTTTCTTGCACCCTAAAGAATCCATGGTATAATGTCGATATAAGAGAAAGAAAGAGAGAAAGAAATGAGCAAGATTGAAGTTTACTATTCCGATTGCTGTGGTGTTGAGATTGTTGGTGATATCGCTGGTCTCGAATTGTGTCCCCGATGCTGGGAACACTGTGACTGCGTTATCGAGGAAATCGACGATCCATCATGCCCCGCCTAATGGGGGTTGATGCGGCGACAAAGTTTGGTAGGATTATAGAAAAGAAAAGGAAAGAGATGTACAAGGATTTTCTTAGCAATCTGATTGTTTGTTTTCTGCTGTTTTGTTGGGCATATTTGTTCGTTCTGGTTCCCGCGTACTTTTTCTTTGGATAAAATAATATGAATAGCCTCGATAAAATTCTGTCTGCTATGCGAACTGGCAAGTATGGTAGCGTGGTGGATACTAAGGGTAAGATTCATGTTGGCATTATCAATTCACTATTGCGTGAAGATGGCAGTAATAAA